CTAATGAGTCTAAGCATTTCTGGCCAGAGATAGCGGTCATCGTTTGTACCTTTTTGTTTTCCTGCGACGCTGAAGGGTTGACATGGGAACCCTCCCACAACGACATCTGCTGAGTATTCTTTTCCTTCGACATTTTTTATATCCTCCTCTATTGGTATGTTTGGAAAATTTTTTCTTAAAACCTTCTGACAGTATTTATCTTTCTCAACAAATTTCACTGTCTCAAAAAAACCTGTTGAGTCTAAACCTAAAGCAAATCCTCCTATACCTGAAAATAAATCTAAAACTTTTAATTTTCTACTCACGAATAATCTCTCTCTAGTATCATTTCTAAATAGTGTATTGCTTTCTTAATGTCTTCTTCCTTTCCCTTTACAGAGTGTCTGCAAATATATTTTATAGCATTGCCCTCTGCAAAAAGCAACTTGTTCTCATTTATAAACTCTGCTGGCTGAATTTTCATCTTTGCATAATGTTTTCCGCCAACTTGTTTTTCTAATGATTCATATGTAACTCCTTTAAATATTTCTTTATTTGTCATATGTCATAACCTCTTTCTGTTTTTGGATAAATTATATTTAATTTTTTCTTAGCTCTTGTAACACCAACATAAAACAATCTATGTTCATCATCTGGGTCGTCTAAATATTTATTATATGCAGCATTACTCAAGTCTGTTAACAATATTACATTATCTCTTTCATTACCTTTTACACCATGAATAGTTGATATTTTAATTCTAGGTTCTCTTGACAAGTCCTCTCCACTCTGTATTAATTTCTGTATTTTTCTAATTTCATCATCACCTAAATCGTCAAAAGCTTTATACCACTCTTCGTCTGTTTTTAAACCATAATTAGTTTTTAAAGTATCAATGTCGTAATAATTTTCTTTAGACATAGGTTTCATTTTTTTAACATCCACATTTTTACTCATCTTATTAGTTATCTTTTTATAATCGTTATAATGTAGAGGTGTTCCTTCTCTTAATTTGTTCCAATTTTCTATTAGGGCATAGATGTTTTGTATCCTTGGTGTTGAGTTTCTTCTTTGAAAATAGTAACCATTCTGATCTAAGTAGTAAGCAACCTTTTCTAAAAATAAATTAGTTCTAGCTAAAATTAACCATTCCCCTTTAGATAAATCTACCTTATCTAACTCCCAATGGTATTCCACATCACCTAAATCTTCTTTGGGTATCCAATTTTTTTGCACTCTATTTTTAACTTTTGTAATTATTGAGTTTGCTACATTAAAAATTTTCTTAGGAACTCTGTAAGATTGTTGTAATATAATCTTTTCTCCCTCCAAGTTTATAAAATTTTCTGGATAAGCACCGTTCCATTTGTAAATAGCTTGGTCATCGTCACCTGCTATTATGGATTGCTTAGAACTCTTTTCTAATTTTTTAACTATATCCCACTGAATTAAACTTAAATCTTGTGCCTCATCTACAAATATAACTTCAAAGTTAGGGCTTTCACCTTTTTCTAAAAATTTTTCTAACATATCAATAAAATCTATTAGACCTTTATGTTTTTTATATCTGTATAATTCTTTATCTATTATTTCTAACTTATCGTAAGTTATATTATAATTATTACCATTACGGTTATACAATTCTAGTGGTGATATTCTTTTATTTCTAGCGAGACTTATAAGCGATATGTAAGGATCCTTTGAATGTAATACACCTTCGTGATCGTTGTCATAACGAATACCTTCAAACTCTATCTGTATATCCTTACCTAAATCTCTGTAATCTTTTTCTTGCATTACATTTTCTTTTTTAAGTCCTAACAAATTAAAACAAAAAGAATGTAGAGTTCTAAAGTAGGGTAAATCTTTTTCTGTTAAATTAAATTTTTCCATAGCTCTACTCTTACCCTCTTGTGCTGCATTTTTAGAAAATGTAAAATAACCTATTTTACTAGGATCTACTTTCTCTAAAAATTTTTCTAACTCATTCATTAGGTAATATGTTTTACCCGTACCCGGTGGTCCATATATTATCTTTCTCATTAATAGTTCTCCTTGTTAAATGTTTTTTCTTTGTAAGTTTGTGGTTTTTTATCAAATCTAGCTACGACAAATACAGATAGCTTTGTTTTACCTACTCTTTTTGTAAAACAATTTAAGTGATCTTTTAACATTTGTGACGTTCGCTGATATTGAACTTTCCAATGTCTACGAGTTAGATATTGATGAAAAAAATTATCAAATACAAAATAGTGATGATCATCTTTGGTATAAGTCCCACCATTTTTTAAATCCTCAAAGTCATCTTTTTTAACTCTATTTAAACAATAATCCTCTAAATAGTTTCTTAAAATATCCCTTGTCCCCGTTCCTTCAGCAGGTTCTGTTATCTCCGCACCCTCTAATAAGACATTAGTTTTTTGTTTCCATTCATTAGTTTTTAAAGTAGGTGGATTAAATCTAAGTTGCTTAACACACTCTTCTTGAAACAAAGCTTGATTAGTTAAATGTTTTGCAGAATCTAAATATAATCTATCTCCATCAACATTTAAATAATAGTAAGGCTCTTCTAAATTAACAACTTGTAAATCTGTTAAGTTAGGGAACATTATCTCTTGCCCTATCCCAAACTTTCTAGATTTACATAATTTTTTATCACATAAACTACACATGGGTTGATCATTACATTTATAACCCCAATCTTTTTTATCGTGTTGTTTTGTTATTATATTTACTTCTGTATCTGACAATGGCTGTTCCATTGCCATATCATTAAATATCATTATTTTTGTTTTCCAATTATCTGGCCATTTAGATTTTGCATACACACCATAATGAAACAGTGCATTATTTCTACCGCCCTCTCCTATTCTATTTTGTGCCATAAGTTCTATGCATGGTGGTCCATCACTATATTCTGATTTCGGTCTTTCTACTTTAATTGTTTCAATATTTATAACTTTTGTATCTTCATACAAATTAAAAAAACCATCTAGTGTAATAGCATTTCCATCTTTATCAAAGGCATATCTTGTTGTTCTATCACCATTAAAGTATGGTAAATTTAAAAAATTTCCTGTATCATCTTTAGATTTTAATTCACGTTGTTTTGGAAAAACTTCTGATCCACCATAACCTAATATAGATCTAATTTCATTTAACTTATCTTGCATTAATGCAGCAGATACATAATCCGTTGTGAATAAAAACACATGTGCACCACCAGACTTAGATCTAAATACTATTAGTGGTAAATTTAATTTTTGAATTTTGTTTATTAATTGTTTGTGATCAAACCCTGCATAAGAATCTATATCTATGCAACCCCATTTACATTTGTTCTCATCATTGATTGGTATAACACCTAAACTATCTTCACCTTCTAAGTGCTTTTGCCACAATTCATCTGTAACAGATTCACGTTTAACAAATGATTTACCTTTTATCTTTGTGCCATTGCTAATGGATTCTGCAACTTTAGTGACACCATGAGCTCTATCTAAACCTTGAAATATATTTTTAAATCTTTCTATCAATTCCATAACAATAAGTGGGCGGTTCTAGTCTCCCTTTACCGCCCACTACCTAGGATACTTTTTAATAGTTGCCTGTGGAATTAGTAGGTGCGGAATCTTCCGAACCGTGTTTAGCGACTATCTCACCTTTACCCACACTAGTTGCAAAGTTTTTGGCCATGTCATAGATTGATTTATCTGTAACAGGACCAACTTTCTCTACATCCCATCCAAACCAAGTGCCTTTGTCGTTAGACATCTGCACTGTCTTTAGATTGTAAATGTGGCTGTAAGTTGGCGGGGTAAACAAACCACTTTTACCCTGCATTTTTATACCCATCATCATTGAGTTCCATTTTCTACTAACTTTTAATTGAGTAGACTTCATAGAAATCAATGCTGTTTCAGGACTGTCACCAACGACTAATACAAAATGATTAGCAGTATTATCGAGATAATTACCATTTGGTAATCTATCTTTGTAGTCTTTCCCTCTTGTGGTTTGACTAATAATATCACTATCAGCTTCATGAATAGCTACAGGAGCGCCAGAACTCTGACCTCTATCTTGCCATTCAATGTATTGTCTTTTGTAATGACACGGCACAACTTGTATCGAATCATACAAAGCATTAGTAACAGTATTTATTATTTTGCCGGGTTCTGCACCCTCAACATATTTACCATCTCTTTTGTTAACCTCTGGAGATAGTTGTCCCAAAATTTTTAAGAAGGGTAACGCAAGATCTTCTTGCGATATATTTTGAGCACCCATATTTGCATCAGCTTCAAACATATTTGTTGCTAATGCTCCTTCTTTTTTCGTTGTTACTTGGTTCATGTTACTTGTTCCTTTTTATTGTTGTTTTATTCTCCGAAAATATTCCGAAGATTTCCGTTGGCATTTCTTTACCTGCCTCAATACGCTCACGGACTAACGCTTTCAGAGTCATGGGTTCTACCTTCATCTTTTGTGTTGGTTGGAACCCTTGACCCTTCGCAAGTTCAGCATAATCAGCTGCCTTGTTATCTTCGTTGCGACCAAAGGATACGGATATCTCGTTTTTGATTATATCCCCTAGCCCATTATTACGAAGCCAGTTAAACGCCGCCTCTTTATTTGCTTCCGTAATGGTAGCTCGATACGTCGTTGAAACTTTTAGATGTGATCCATCATGCAGTTTTAATTCTGCAAGTCCCATCTCACTCATCATAGTTGGTATAATGTCACCAGAAACTTTTTGTATTTCCGATTTAGTGCTTTTCATATTTTCTTCTTGTAGCTCAAGTCTTTTTTGTAAGTCCTCTAACTTTTCAACTTGGTCTGCAAGTGACTGAATATTATCAGTCTTTTTCATTGCATCTTGTTGATCTTTTTCAAAATCAATAGATCCACTGCCTGTGAATGTTTTTATTTTTATATTATGTTTTATGCTCATCGATTTCTCCTTTCTCATATAAGTTAATTTCAATAGGATAATATGTTCTTTCTTGTTTATCCCATTTAAGCAAATTGTATTTTCCATTTGTAATATCAGACACTATAGAACATGCAACACCTATGATTGCTGGATCTCCAGTTAATAGTAAATAATCTTCTTTTTTAAAATTTTTAAGAAGACTTCTTAACTTATAAACTAATGGTCCTGGAGAAAATATAATTTGAGAATCTTCAGGCAACAAAAATTTAAATTGACCAAACTTAGATGCACCCATAATGTTTATTTTTGGGTTTCCAAATTTAGTACCAGCTATCTCCTGTATTACATACACTATTCTTTCTGACATACATTGACATATAGTTTAATAAAATATATATGTCAACCCATACAGGAGAAAAAATGAATTATAAATTTAAAACACCACCATACAAGCATCAATTGACTGCTTTGGAAAAGTCATGGAATAAAGAAACTTATGCCTATTTTATGGAAATGGGTACCGGTAAAACTAAAGTATTAATAGATAATCTTGCTATGTTGTATGATAAAGGCAAGGTAGATGGTGCCTTAATTATTGCTCCAAAAGGTGTCGTAAAAACTTGGTATGAACAAGAACTACCAACACATTTACCAAACCACATTGAGAACACAA